AGCGTGGTGCCGGAAGATGGCAGCGTGATTTCACGGTCGAGCGTCAGCGTCCGGGTCTGGCTGTTTACCGCCAGCACGCGCCCGCCGGTGCGGATACCGGCATAGTCATCATCGCAGATTTCAATGACATCGCCCGGTACATGGCGAAGCCCTTCGGCACCCACGCTGAAGTCCACGGTCTGCGTTTCCAGCAGTTCTGTTTTAATCAGCCACAGCCCGGCGCGGTGTGCCTGCCCCCGGCTGGTACAGCCAAAAAGCATCCATCTTCGTGACGTTACGACCGTAACGGGCAATGGCCTGCGTGTCCTCCACAAGCTCTGTCGCCGTCTCCCAGCCGTTATTCGGGTCAATCCAGTTCACCTCAACGGCATTATGGCGGTCCTTCAGGGCGCTGAAGCTGTAGCGGAACGGCGCACCATCATCCGGCATCACCACATTACTGCGGTTATAGGTCCACACCTTATCCGACGGTCGGTCCTGCACGAACGTCAGCGTCTGCCCGTTCCATACCGGCATACAGCGCATCGCCGAGCAGAAATCACTGAGCACATCCCACGCCTTGCGCTGTGTGGTCAGCCAGGCATTACAGGTGATGCGCGGCTCCGTACCGCCAAAGCCGTCCGGCACCGACTGGTCACAATTCTGGCCGATGACATACAGCGCCCATTTGTCCACATCCGCCGCACCGAGACGTTTCCCCATGCCGTAGCGCGGGTGGGTCAGCATATCCCACAGACACCAGGCCATGTTGTTGCTGTATGCCGGTTTAAACGTCCCGTCCCAGATACCGCTGTATTGCCGCGTCTGCGGGTTATAGTTCGACGGCACCTGCAGAATGCGCCCGCGCAGATGATAATTACGGCTCACCTGCTGGCTGCCGAACTGCTCCGAATCCACCTGCACGCCGACCAGTGCCGTGTTCGGGTAGCCCTGTTTCACATCGATGATTTCGGTGTATGACGACCAGAGCGTTTTGTTCTGCAGCTGGTCTGTGGTGCTGTCCGGCGTCATCCTGCGCATCCGGATATTGAACGGGCGCGGCGGCAGGTTACCCACCACCACCGAGGCCAGATACTGCGAGGTGGTTTTGCCCTTAATGGTGATATCTTTTTCCGTCACCCAGCCACCATTACGCTGGATCTGAACCAGCAGGCGGACTTCCGACGGATTCCTGTCCCCCTTTGAGGTGGTTTCCACCAGTGCCTGCACGCCGAAGGTAAAACGCAGTCGGTCAATGTTTGCCGACGTGATGGTCCGGGTGATCGGCGTGTCGTATTTCACTTCCGTACCCAGCACCGTCTCGGAGCCGGAGGATTCAAATCCCTCCGGCGGTGTCTGCTCCTGCTCACCGGCCCGGAACACCACCGTGACGCCGGAGATATTGGTATTCCCCTCACTGTCCAGCACTGGCGTACTGTTCAGCAGCACGCTTTTTAATCCATCCACCGGACCTTCAACCGGCCCTTCGCTGATGGCATCGATCACACTCAGCAACTGCGTGGACTTCAGGTTGTCCTTCGCTTCGCGCGGAGTATGCCCCTTACTGCTGCCTTTACCCATTCCTCACGCTCCATAAACGACAAAACCGCCCGGAGGCGGTTTCACATAAACGTTTTTCATCAGCGACCAATCACCACAACCTGACCACCATCCCCTTCGTCTGCCGTGCTGATCTCCTGAGAGACCACCCGCGACCCCACGCGCATTTCACCGTACAGAACCGGCAGAACATTGCCCTGGGCAACCATGTTATCCAGTGAGGAGAAATAGGTGTTCTGCTTACCGTTATCCGTTGTCTGTGTACGGGGAGTTCTGGCTTTCGGTGCCAGCATCTGGGCCACACCACCGAGCACCATACTGGCACCGAGAGAAAACAGGATGCCGGTCATACCACCGGCCCCAATGGCTGCCCCCCACGCTGCAAGGGTGGCTCCGGCAGTAAAGAATGATCCGGCAATGGCGGCTGCTCCCAGGACAATCTGGAATACGCCACCTGACTTGGCCCCGGCGACTCTGGGAACAATATGAATCACAGCGCCATCAGGCAGAGTCTCATGTAACTGCGCCGTTAACCCGGACGTGCTGACGTCCCGCCCGGCAATCCGTACCTGATACCAGCCGTCGCTCAGTTTCTGACGAAACGCCGGGATCTGCATGGCCAGCGCCCGGATGGCTTCGGCCCCCGTTTTCACACGCAGATCGATGCGGCGGCCAAATCGTTGTAAATCCCCGTAAAGGCAGATGCGTGCCATGCCTGGTGACGCCAGAGGGAGTGTGTGCGTCGCTGCCATTTGTCGGTGTACCTCTCTCGTTTACTCAGTTGTTCAGGAATATGGTGCAGCAGCTCGCCATCACCACAGTAAATGGCGGCATGATTCGGCACCGATGAACCAAAACAGCACAGCAGCACATCGCCCGGTTGTGCTGATGACAACGGCACCTGATACAGCCCTGTGGCCTCCAGATTATCCAGATAGAGATTCTGGCCGTTACGCCACCAGTCATCCTCACGATGAAAGTCCGGCATCTCAATCCCCGCCAGATGATAAGCATCCCGGAACAGTGTGTAACAGTCCGTCACACCGTGCTCAAAGCGCCGCCCGGTGAGATGCGGCACACAGCGGAACTTATGAATCGTCCCCCGGCAGACCAGCCACCACGGCAAATCACTCTGCACCTGCAGCCGCCGGTCGGCCTCACTCAGCCAGGGCAGACCACCGGGGTGGCTGTGGACCAGCGCCACAATCTCACCCTGCATCTCTGCCCGCAGCCAGTCCTCCGGCGACATCCGGAAATACGCCTCCGGCTCACCGGAGATATTCACGCAGGGAAAATATCTTTCCCCTTCCGGCGTTCTCACCACGAAGCCGCACGACTCCGCTGGCGCACATCGCCGGGCGTGCGCCAGAATCGCTGATTCTGTCTCTGTCATGGGATTTACTGCGAAAGTTTGTTAATGGAAAGGAAGCCGCCAAAGTTGCCGACATTATTGCGGAACTTACAGCCACTCAGGCATTTGCTGCATTTATCCTTCGTGATATCGGACGTCGGCTGATCATATTCATCCGCGACAGCCGGACCTTGATAACCGCACTCATCACCGCGATAGGTCCAGGTGCAGGTATTAGCCAGCATGATGCGCCCCGGAAAAACGGCACCATCCGTTTCCGTCGGTGTGGACAACACAAAGGAGGCACTGACCGCACTCAGTTCGCTGCACTGCTCGATGCGCCAGCGGCTGATCACCTCCTGCTCCGGATCGGCGTCGCTGTTTCCGTTGACGAAGTTCACCGCATCCAGAAAACGGGCGTAAACCTTACGCCTGACCACCGTTCCGCCGACCAGACTCTGCAGGTCTTCCGCCATCCCCGTGACCATGCCGTGCAGGTTAGAAACCGTCAGTATCGGACGGGCAGCACTGCCCTTGCCGTTCAGTTCAAATCCCGTCCCCTGAATGGGGTATGCCTGATACTGCCGCCCCTGCCAGGTAACCGGCTCACCTTTTTCGTTTTGCTCATTACAGAAAAAATAACGTTCTCCACCGACCTCTGTCAGGTCGATTTCCCAGAGCACCACGCTGGCCGACTGCTCCGCACGGGTGCATTCATTCAGTGTTTCCTGCCGGATATCCTGCATCAGTTCACCACCTGTTCAAACTCTGCGCTGAACTCAACACGCAGCATACTGACCCGCGACGACCATTTTGCGCAGGTCACCTTTATCTGCCGCCACTCATAAGGCGGCGTCCACAGAAAGGATTTCCAGCCCCCGTGCTCTTCCAGAAACGACTCCAGTACCGTGGCCTCCTCACGGGGGACAGAAAGCGTCACGCTGTACGTTTTCAGGTTGGCATTCAGCCCGGCAGGCGCTCGCTGGGAATAGCCATCACCAAAGCGCACCTTTCTTACAGAAGGGACCGAAGCCACATCCATACCGGGTTTCACTTTCCAGCGGAAGGTCTTCATCGTCCACCTCCGGAGAACAGGCCACCATCACGCATCTGTGTCTGAATTTCATCACGGGCACCCTTGCGGGCCATGTCATACACTGCTTTCATCATCTGTGGACCTGGCAGACCATTCGTACCGTCGTTCTGAATCACCACGTTGTTGTTATGCTCAAACCTGATACCCTCTGAACGCCGCATTTGCGCCGGACTTCCGGTGCCACCGACATAACCGCCGGTGGCATAGCCGCGCATCAGCCGGTAGAGATTTCCCACGCCAATCCGGCTGGTTGCCTCCTTCGTGAAGACAAATTCACCACGGTGAACAATCCCCGCTGGCTCATATTTGCCGCCGGTTCCCGTAAATCCTCCGGTTGCAAAATGGAATTTCGCCGCAGCGGCCTGAATGGCTGTGCCGCCTGACGCGGATGCGCCGCCACCAACAGCCCCGCCAATGGCGCTGCCGATACTCCCGACAATCCCCACCATTGCCTGCTTAAGCAGAATTTCTGTCATCATGGACAGCACAGAGCGGGTGAAGCTGCGCCAGTTCTGCTCACTGCCGGTCAGCATCGCCGCCATATTCTGTGCAATACCATCAAAGGTCTGCGTGGCTGCACTTTTTACCTGCGACATACTGTCCGTGGCGCTCTCTTCCCACTCACTCCAGCCGGACTTCAGGCCTGCCATCCAGCTCCCGCGAAGCTGGTCTTCAGCCGCCCAGGTCTTTTTCTGCTCTGACATGACGTTATTCAGCGCCAGCGGATTATCGCCATACTGTTCCTTCAGGCGCTGTTCCGTGGCTTCCCGTTCTGCCTGCCGGTCAGTCAGCCCCCGGCTTTTCGCATCAATGGCGGCCCGTTTTGCCCGTTGCTGCTGTGCGAATTTATCCGCCTGCTGCGCCAGCGCGTTCAGGCGCTCCTGATACGTAACCTTGTCGCCAAGTGCAGCCAGCTGGCGTTTGTACTCCAGCGTCTCATCTTTATGCGCCAGCAGGGATTTCTCCTGTGCAGACAGCTGGCGACGTTGCGCCGCCTCCTCCAGTACCGCGAACTGACTCTCCGCCTTCCACAAATCCCGGCGCTGCTGGCTGATTTTCTCATTCGCTCCGGCATGCTTCTCCAGCGTCCGGAGTTCTGCCTGAAGCGTCAGCAGGGCAGCATGAGCACTGTCTTCCTGACGATCGCCCGCAGACACCTTCACGCCGGACTGTTTCGGCTTTTTCAGCGTCGCTTCATAATCCTTTTTCGCCGCCGCCATCAGCGTGTTGTAATCCGCCTGCAGGATTTTCCCGTCTTTCAGTGCCTTGTTCAGTTCTTCCTGACGGGCGGTATATTTCTCCAGCGGCGTCTGCAGCCGTTCGTAAGCCTTCTGCGCCTCTTCGGTATATTTCAGCCGTGACGCTTCGGTATCGCTCTGCTGCTGCGCATTTTTGTCCTGTTGAGTCTGCTGCTCAGCCTTCTTTCGGGCGGCTTCAAGCGCAAGACGGGCCTTTTCACGATCATCCCAGTAACGCGCCCGCGCTTCATCGTTAACAAAATAATCATCCTTGCGCAGATTCCAGATGTCGTCTGCTTTCTTAAACGCAGCCTCTGCCTTAATCAGCATCTCCTGCGCGGTATCAGGACGACCAATATCCAGCACCGCATCCCACATGGATTTGAATGCCCGCGCTGTCCTGTCTGCCCAGGTCTCCAGCGTGCCCATGTTCTCTTTCAGGCGGCGGGTCTGGTCATCAAACCCTTTCGTTGCGGCTTCGTTCGCCGCCTGCAATGCCCCGGCTTCATCGCCGGAACGCTGCAACTGAGCAACATGCGCAATCTGCTCCGCCGTCACGTTATGGAACTGGCGCGCCATCGCCGTCAGCCCCGACGTCGGGTCAGTGGTCAGCTTCCCGAAGGCTTCAGCGACCTTGTCCACCTCCACACCGGATGCAGAAGAGAAACGCGCCACACTCTGGCTGATGGACGCAATCTGAGCCTCACCGCTTACCCCCGCCTTAACCAGTGCACTGAGTGACTCGCTGGTCTGGTTAAACGTCAGCCCTGCCGCCTGCCCGGCTCTGGACAGGACCAGCATACGATCTGCCGTCAGACCCGACTGATTACCGGAAAGGACCAGCGTTTTGTTGAAATCGGACAGGGTTGAGTTACCCTGATACCAGGCATACGCCAGCGCACCGGTCGCCACCGCCAGCGAGGTGGCCCCGACCATCGGCAGGGTGATCGCACCGGCAAGCCCCCGGAACATGGGGATCATCCCGCCGAAGGAGTCCTTAACCTGACCACCCTGTTGCAGCAGGATCAGCCACGGGCTTTGCCCGCCTGCAAGCTGCGTGGCCACGTCGGTGAACTGTGCAGGCAGCATACGCATGGCGGCTTTATACTGCCCGACGGAAATCCCCGCTTTCTGTGCAGCCAGCGCCTGTCGGCTCAGCGACTGTTCAACGACTGCCGCTGTTTTTTTCGCATCAGTTTCCGTACCGGAAAAATGACGCCTGACTCTGGCCATCTGCTCGTCAAATCTGGCCGCATCCAGACTTAAATCAACGACCAGATCGCCTACCGGTTCAGCCATACCGGACTCCTCCTGCGATCCCTTCTGATACTGTCATCAGCATTACGTCATCCTCCGTCATGTCCGCCACATCCGGGGAAGCGGGGATAACTTCATTCCCGTCCGGGCCAAAGCGGACACCTCCGGCAAGCCCTGCCGCTTTCTGCATCAGCACATCATCTTCAGGCTCTTCGTCAGCCTCGCGCCGGTTAAGCAGACTGAAATCCAGCGGATGCATATCCGGATCGCTGAAAAACAGGCTGAGCACGGTGTACGTCAGCCCGGAAAAGTGCATATCCAGCAGAACATCATGAAAATAATGGGTACTGTAAAAGCGGTGCCAGTCGGCATACTCCGTGGATGACATCCCGGCAAGCATGGCACGCCAGTCGGGTCGCCCCATCTCACGCGCCAGTTTCAGGGCAAAACTCAGCTCACCGTCGAACACTTTCCCGCAGAAACAGGCTCTGCAGGCCCGGCGTCCTCTGTCTGTTCAGGGGTATTATTCACAACAAACTCATACATACCGGACAGCCGGTACACCACGTTTTCAGCATGAGAAATTGCCTCCGTGGGCCAGGTGGTAAGCACTTCCTGCTCAATCTGTTTAACGGCTTCATTCATGGACGGCATCTGCGTCTTCTGCGGATGGTTATGCCACAGGGACATCGCCACCAGAAACGCGCCGGTTCTGATGGCGTCTTCCACAGTAAACTTCCGGTTGCTGTCTGACTCCGCCTGTTCTGCCTGCCGTTTCATCAGGGCGAGATGCTCAATACGCTGCAGGGCTGACAGTTCAGAAAGCGTGACGGTCACACCGTTATGTTCAAATGATTCGGTTTTCAGGAACATCGCTGACTCTCCGGATTAACTGGCGGTGACGGTGATTTCTGCAACCGCAGCAAACTCACCATTACCGGATACGACCGGAATGTTGACCTTACCTGCAGCAACGCCATTCACGGTGATGGTCATACCACTGACCGACACGGTGGCTTTTGTTTTATCCGCTGACACCGCACGGAAGCTCTTGTCAGTTGCACCCTCCGGCTGGAATGCCACGGTCAGCGTGGTGCTCTGCCCTTTCACCACCGAGGAGCTGGCAGGCGTCACAGTCATACCGGTTGCCGCCGTCACCGTACTGCGATCTTCTGCCATTGACGGACGGCCCACATTGGTGACCTTCACCGTACGGGTGATCACTTCCTTCGCCGTCACCGCCTTACCGATCCTGCTGACCCAGCCACGGAACACATCGACCGTGCCGTTCGGGAAGCGGATTTTATAGGCACGGGTATCGCCTTCATTAAACCACGCCAGCAGCGCCTGCTGCCCCTGCTCTCCGGGCATCCACGCCAGCGTGAAGCTGGTATCTCCGGCGGATTTCTGCCCCTGCCCGGTCGCGGTCCAGTCCGCATCTTCATCATCGAGATAACTGTCGTCATAGGACTCAGCGGTCAGTTCGCCGGGCGTCAGGTCTTTAACTTTAGCCAGACGCGACCAGTCAACATCTGAAAGCGGGTTCGCATAAGGGTCGCCGCTCCCGTTATAAACCCACAGGGTGGTCCCGGCACCTTTCACCGGCATTACAGGATTTGGTACAGGCATATCGTCCTCACATTTCATAGGTAATGACATACGTCAGATCGGCTGAACTCCACAGGCCCGCATCATCGTCGCGCCGGTAGTCATAGCCACTGGCCACCATACTGGTGATCAAATCTGACAGTGCCGGGATATCGCTCATCACCGGATAAATCCGGAACTCCATCCACGAATCCAGCTCTGAATCCGGCACCTGAGCAGGCAGGAAAACTTCGATATGCAGCTCAGCCTGCCAGGTATCGCTGTCCAGCTCTTCGCCCGTGTATTCAGCGCCGGTGAGATAAACGGCAACTGCCGGAAAATCCGCCTCATCAAAAACAGCGGGGCGACCATCAAAAAGCGTCGCCCCGGTGTCATGCTTCTCCAGTGCATCCAGTACGGCTGCACGGAGTTCTGTATGTTTCATCGCTTTATTACCATCCTCAGTTGATGCTGCAGCGCATAGCCCAGCTCTTTCGGAAGACGTTCACGCCGTATCCGCTCAATATTCTGTTTAAACGCCGTGGTCAGCGGCACTGCCATCGGGATTTTCACCACATCAATGGGGTAACGGTTTTTCCCGGCCACACGCTGCATGACATGCCACCGGCCATTTTTCAGTTGCTGAATAAACGCGCCGGGAATACGACGGTTTCCCACCACAAGCACGCTGCCGCCACCTTTCAGGGCTGAACGCTGCCCCTTTTTACGACGCCTGCGTCGGGACAGGACAATCCGCGCGTTACCCAGCTTTATTACGGGCAAATCCCCCCGGTTAACCCTGATTCTGGCCTGCGGATTTTTGACCGTGGCCCTTTTCAGCCTGGCCCTTTCCTTTACCAGTTTCCGGCGTACCTTTGTCTCACGGGCAACCTGTGACGCCGACTGCGATATCGCGGATGAAGCAACGCGGTTAATGGCCATTGCGGCGGCACCGGGCACCGCCGTTCTGCTGATACGGCTGAGGTTTTCAACGGCCTGCTCAAGACCTTTTATGGCCATACATCCCCCTTTCAGCGGCGACGGTTAACGGCAGGCGGTACGCCCCGCCCAAGCCAGAGATGACAGCTTCCGCCATCATCCGGCGAAATCCGGTCTATCCAGAAGTTTTCCTCACCGATGGTCAGCGTGTCGCCGCGCCGCAGCTGCCGCACATCATCAGTCCGGACAAACAGGGACGGGCTGGAGCCTTCAACGCGCACGCCCTGTCCGGCATAGCTGATATTTTCAGGGTCATCAAAAACACCACGTATCACAGCACCGGACTGCTCACCGGATGTCATGGTGGCTGACGTTCCCATGTACCCGCGTATCGTTTCATCGGCGCAGGCAATGGCAGCATCGAACAGGTTATCGAAATCAGCCACAGCGCCTCCCGTTATTGCATTCTGGCCAGGCCGCGCTCTGTCATTTCAGCTGCCACACCGACAGAGACACGGAACGCCGTTCCCGGCAGCACAAATGCCACAGCCTCATCCCGCGTGGCGTGAAGTGCATCAGTATGCAGCGTCACCAGTGCCACAACCGTGACCAGTTCAGCCGTATCAGTCACGGTATCCGGCTGCGCTGATACAACCTCATTTTCATGTCCGGTCAGCGCATTTTCCGGGCTGACAGATGTGTCCTGACCGGCAGCGTCATCCGTGTCATCAAGCTCCTCTTCCAGCTCTGCCACACGGAGTGCCAGTTCTTCTTTCGTCCCCGTCAGGCTGACATCACGGTTCAGTTGCTCACCCAGCACCTGAAGACGGGCAATCAGTTCATCTTTCGTCATGGACTCCTCCACAGAGAGAAAATGGCCCCGAAGGGCCATGATTACGCCAGTTGTACGGACACGAACTCATCAGGATCAGCCAGCAGCATCAGCGGTGCTGACTGAATCATGGTGAACTCTCGCGCCGGATCGCCGGATGTCTTCCAGTTTTTCGGATAACGGGGAGACGCATTAATACCCTCACTCAATGCGTCCGCATCCTGAATGCAGCCATAGGTGCGCAGACCGCGTGCCTGAGTGTTCCCCAGTACCATCGTGTTGTCCGGCAGGAAGTTCTTTTTGACGCCGTTTTCCACGTACTGTCCGGAATACACGACGATGGCCACATCGCCATACATCCCCTTATAGGACACCGCTTTACCCAGGTCTTTCACCGCTGTCTCCAGCTCGGAATGAGAGCCGCGACGGGTATCCAGCTTCTCCCTGACGGCTTTGAAGGAACGGAACAGCGCCCAGCCTTTCGGATCAAACACGATGATATTCACCACGCCGCTGGCGTTCAGCGCGTAGGCTTCGATATCGTCGGTCGGGTCATACGTGGACTTGTCACGCTTGCTCCACTCCGTGCCGCCGGACTGCGTGATGTTGTTCGCCGCACTGCGGCCCATATCCACCTCAACCGGATCGAAGGCTTCACCGGTCATGGTGTATTTGCCCTTGAGCACGGCAGAAACTGCCTGCATCTCTTCGACCTGAGCAATGGCCAGCTCTTCGTCACGCATGTTCTGCAGGATGATGCGACGGCGGCGGTAAGCCGGGTCCGCCAGATTCTGCGGATCTTCATCCGGCAGGCGACGCAGGGTCATCTGCGGATTCACCTCATGCTTCGGCTTGACATAACCCGGCGTAAATTCAGAAGTGGAGCCGCCACGGGAACGGATAACCTCACCGGAAACAATTGGCGAAACGTACAGCGCCATGTTTACCAGTCCAGGAATTTGTGAGAGATAGACTTTCTCCGTGGTGAAGGGATAGCTCTCACGGAAAAAGAGACGCAGAAACAGCGGATCAAACTTAAATTTCTGCTCATTTGCCGCCAGCAGCTGGGCGGTTGTGTACATCGACATAAAAAAATCCCGTAAAAAAAGCCGCACAGGCGGCCTTTAGTGATGAAGGGTTAGGTTAAACGATGCTGATTGCCGTTCCGGCAAACGCGGTCCGTTTTTTCGTCTCGTCGCTGGCAGCCTCCGGCCAGAGCACATCCTCATAACGGAACGTGCCGGACTTGTAGAACGTCAGTGTGGTGCTGGTCTGGTCAGCAGCAACTGCAAGAATGCCAACGGCAGCACCGTCGGTGGTGCCATCCCACGCAACCAGCTTACGGGTGGAGGTGTCCAGCATCAGCGGGGTCATTGCAGGCGCTTTCGCACTCAACCCGCCGGGCGCGGTTGCGGTATGAGCCGGGTCACTGTTGCCCAGCGGCTGGTAATGGGTAAAGGTTTCTTTGCTCGTCATAAACATCCCTTACACTGGTGTGTTCAGCAAATCGTTAACGGCATCAGATGCCGGGTTACCTGCAGCCAGCGGTGCCGGTGCCCCCTGCATCAGACGATCCAGCGCAGTGTCACTGCGCGCCTGTGCACTCTGTGGTGCTGCGGCCAGAATACGGCGGGCCGTTTCCACGGTCATACCGGGGGTTTCGGCCAGCACGCATGCCTGTTCTTCGCGTCCGTGAGCCTCCTCACAGTTGAGGATCCCCATAATGCGACTGTTTTCTGCCGCAACCGCTGCGGTGATCTGCGCGTTCACGTCCGGCTGCGCAGCGCTGGCGTTCTCGCCCTCCGTCGCTTGCACCACGCCAGTAACGTCAGCCTGCGAAGCAGTGGCTGAAACAGTTGTTGATTGAGTCTCTTTGGTCATTCGCCCTCCTGAGAGACGGGATTTACGTGCATCCAGTGCATCACGCATGACGGTGATCGCATCGGTACTGTTCACAAGTTCATCAGCCAGTCCGGCATCAATGGCCTCCTGACCGCTGTACACTGCAGCCTCGGTATCCAGCACAGCCTGCACGGACAGGCCGGTATATGCCGACACCTTCTGTGCAAACATCCGGCGGGTTGCATCCATCCGGGACTGCAGTGTTTCCCGGACATCATCCGGTAGATGGCTGTAGGGGTTGCCATCCACCTTATGGCTGCCGCTGTAAATCAGCGTGATTTCCACGCCCTGTTTCTCCAGCGCAGCACCGTAATTACTGTGAGCCATCATGACGCCGATGGAGCCTGTCCGGGCGGTCTGCGTGACCAGACGCCGGGAGGCGGCGCTGGCAAGCAGCTGACCTGCACTGCAGTTCATGTCGTTGGCCAGCGCCCATACCGGTTTTATGTCTCGCACACGGGCGATGATGTCAGCACAGTCAAATGCTCCCGCCACCATCCCGCCCGGTGTGTCCATATCCAGCAGAATGCCGTCCACCATCGGATCGCTGGCAGCCTGTTGCAGACGGGCGATAATGCCGTTGTAACCGGTCATCCCCGAATACGGCTGCAGCGCCCGCGTCCGGCTGACCAGCGTGCCGGACACCGGCAGCACGGCGATGCCGTTCATGACCTGATAACTGCGGGCCTGTCGTGGTCCGTCATCATCAACGGATAACGCCAGCGCCGCGGGTGCCTCTCCGGCAGTCAGGCTGTCGCCGGATACCGCATCCGTCAGGCGGCTGATCCCAAGCTGGCCTGCAAGCGCACAAAAGAAAACCCGCGCATAGGCGGGTTCAAGCATCAGCGGCTCATTAAAGGCCATACTGGCAATATGCGGGAGATTACGCAGCTCTGCTGTCACTCTTCTCCTCCTCTGTTGATTGTCGCAGTCCGGATTCAAATGCCGCAGCCGCCCAGGCGGGCGGTTTAAGACCGGCTGCGCGGCGCTCCATCGTTTCACGGACCTGCTGGGCAAAAATTTCCTGATAGTCGTCACCGCGTTTCGCGCACTCTTTCTCGTAGGTGCTCAGTCCGGCTTCTATCAGCATCACCGCTTCCTGAACTTCTTTCAGACCATCGATGGCCATACGACCGGAGCCTATCCAGTCGCAGTTCCCCCAGGCACTGCGGGCTTCCTGAAAACTGAAGCGCGCTTTTGAAGGTAACGTCACCACGCGGCGAACGATGGCCTCTTCCAGCCAGCACAGAAACATCTGGCTCGCCTGACGGGATGCGACGAATTTTCGCCGCCCCATAAAGTACGCCCACGACTCGTTCGCACTGGCCCGTGCCGTGGAGTAGCTCATCTGGGCGTAATTCCGGGAAAGCTGCTCATACGAGACACCCAGCCCGGCAGCAATATACCGCAACAGTGACTGCTCAAACACGGAGTAGCCGTTATCCGTGTCCTGAGCCGTCTGCAGGTTCAGTGAGTCCCCCGGCATCAGGTGCGGCACTTTTGCGCCTCCCAGCCGGACCGGTGCTGCGGCGTAATACGCGGCAATTTCACCAATCCAGCCAGTCAGCCTTTCCCGCTGCTCCTGACTGTTCGCGCCCAGAATAAAATCCATCGCTGACTGCGTATCCAGCTCACTCTCAATGGTGGCGGCATACATCGCCTTCACAATGGCGCTCTGCAGCTGCGTGTTCTGCAGCGTGTCGAGCATCTTCATCTGCTCCATCACGCTGTAAAACACATTTGCACCGCGGGTCTGCCCGTCCTCCACGGGTTCAAAAACGTGAATGAACGAGGCGCGCCCACCGGGTAACTCACGGGGTATCCATGTCCATTTCTGCGGCATCCAGCCAGGATACCCGTCCTCGCTGACGTAATATCCCAGCGCCGCACCGCTGTCATTAATCTGCACACCGGCACGGCAGTTCCGGCTGTCGCCGGTATTGTTCGGGTTGCTGATGCGCTTCGGGCTGACCATCCGGAACTGTGTCCGGAACAGTCGCGACGGGCTGGTATCCCAGGTGGCCTGAACGAACAGTTCACCGTTAAAGGCGTGCATGGCCACACCTTCCCGAATCATCATGGTAAACGTGCGTTTTCGCTCAACGTCAATGCAGCAGCAGTCATCCTCGGCAAACTCTTTCCATGCCGCTTCAACCTCGCGGGAAAAGGCACGGGCTTCTTCCTCCCCGATGCCCAGATAGCGCCAGCTTGGGCGATGACTGAGCCGGAAAAAAGACCCGACGATATGATCCTGATGCAACTGGATGGCGTTGGCGGCATAGCCGTTATTGCGTACCAGATCGTCTGCGCGGGCATTGCCACGGGTAAAGTTGGGCAGCAGGGCTGCATCCACACTTTCACCCGGTGGGTTCCACGCCCGCAACTGCCCACCAAATCCGCTGCCACCGCCGTGATAACCGGCATATTCACGCAGCGATGTCATGCCGTCCGGCCCCAGAAGGGTGGGAATGGTGGACGTTTTCATACATAAAATCCTGCAGGTCCCCTGCGTCGCTGTGTCATGCCGGTCTGCACTTCCAGCTCCGCAATGTATTTTTTCAGGTCAGACACGGAAGTGGCCGTAAACTCCACTCTCCGTCCGTCTTTCTGTACCGTTGCCACCCGTTTACCTGTCATCAGGTCATGCAGTGCCGCACGGGCAGCGGCAAGTTCTTCCTGTCGCGTCATTCATCCTCTCCGGATAAGGCACGGGCGTAATCTGCCAGTGTTTTCTTGTTGGTTGCTGCACCATCCTCTTCCTGCAGGCTCGCCAGCAGTGCACTGAGATCCAGCTGCCAGCGGGAAATACTGATGCGCAGCGCCGCCAGCGCATAAACGAAGCAGTCGAGCGCCTCATTGCGTCGCTTTTTGCTGTCCCACAGTATTTTTTTCCTGCCATCCACCCATTTTTCGACCTGCTCTTCAGCAGTCAGCTGCTGCGCTTCGGTCAGATCAAAAATATCCGGGTTATTCGGGAAGTGAACGGCACCGGGAAGCGGTTCATCCCCTTCCGGCGTCAGTGTGAAGCGGTTATAAATCTGCTCTTTCGCGGTATCCGTACCGATTTCGGTAAGGTAAACCCCGTTTTTGTTTCGCTTACGTGGCATGCTGGCCACCGGCTTTCCGTAGACGGATGCCCCTTTAATGGGGATCACCCGGAACAGCCCATGTTTTTTCGAGCGTTCATACACAATGGTCGGGTCAATCCCGCCAGTATCCCAGCAGATACGGGATATCGACATTTCTGCACCATTCCGGCGGGTATAGGTTTTATTGATGGCCTCATCCACACGCAGCAGCGTCTGTTCATCGTCGTGGCGGCCCATAATAATCTGCCGGTCAATCAGCCAGCTTTCCTCACCCGGCCCCCATCCCCATACGCGCATTTCGTAGCGGTCCAGCTGGGAGTCGATACCGGCGGTCAGGTAAGCCACACGGTCAGGAACGGGCGCTGAATAATGCTCTTTCCGCTCTGCCATCACTTCAGCATCCGGACGTTCGCCAATTTTCGCCTCCCACGTCTCACCGAACGTGGTGTTTACGAAGGTTTTACGTTTTCCCGTATCCCCTTTCGTTTTCATCCAGTCTTTGACAATCTGCACCCAGGTGGTGAACGGGCTGTACGCTGTCCAGATGTGAAAGGTCACACTGTCAGGTGGCTCAATCTCTTCACCGGATGACGAAAACCAGAGAATGCCATCACGGGTCCAGATCCCGGTCTTTTCGCAGATATAACGGGCATCAGTAAAGTCCAGCTCCTGCTGGCGGATGACGCAGGCATTATGCTCGCAGAGATAAAACACGCTGGAGGGGTCATCCGGCGTCCATTTGAGGCCAAACGGCGTCTCTTTGTCGCCAAATTTAAGATACTGCTCCTCCCCGCAATGCGGGCAGGCAACATGAAAACGCATAAAATGCGGGGATTCACTGGCTGCACGCTCAATCTGACAGGTGCCTCTCACTTTTGGCGTGGAGCCACGGATGGACTTTGGCCAGACCGAGCCTTCAATACGCTTGTCACCCAGGAACGTCGGAGAGCCTTCCTGTTCAATATCCTCATCAAAGGCAGCAAGTTCATCATAACCCGCCACATCCACTGACTTTTCACGGTAGTTTTTTGCCGCTTTACCGCCCAGGCACCAGAAGCCTCGACCATTGGAAAAACGCTTCATAGTGAGCGTGTTATCCCGGTGCTTTTTGCCATACCACGGAGCCAGCGCCAGCAGCGACGGAATATCGCGGATGGTCGGCTCAACGTGGGTTTTCATAAAGTTCTCGGCATCACCATCCGTCGGCAACCAGATAAGGGTGTTGCGCTGCTTATGCTCTATAAAGTAGGCATAAACACCCAGCAGCATTTTGGAATAACCGACACGGGCAGACTTCACCACATTCACCTCACGGATGTAGTCGCTGCCCATCGCATTCATGATGGCCCGCTGAAAGGGCAGTGTTTCCCAGCGCCCTTCCTGGTATGCGGATTCTTTCGGGAGATAGTAATTAGCATCCGCCCATTCAACGGCGGTCTGTGGCTCCGGCCTGAACAGTGAGCGAAGCCCGGCGCGGACAAAATGCCGCAGCCTGTTAACCTGACTGTTCGATATATTCACTCAGCAACCCCGGTATCAGTTCATCCAGCGCGGCTGCTTTGTTCATGGCTTTGATAATATCCCGTTTCAGGAAATCAACATGTCGGTTTTCCAGTTCCGGAAAACGCCGCTGCACCGACAGGGGGAGCCCGTCGAGAATACTGGCAATTTCACCTGCGATCCGCGACAACACGAAAGTACAGAATGCGGTTTCCACCACTTCAGCGGAGTCTCTGGCATTCTTCAGTTCCTGTGCGTCGGCCTGCGCACGCGTAAGTCGATAGCGTTCGTACTCAATAGTTCCTGGCTGGAGATCTGCCTCGCTGGCCTGCCGCAGTTCTTCAACCTCCCGGCGCAGCTTTTCGTTCTCAATTTCAGCATCCCTTTCGGCATACCATTTTATGACGGCGGCAGAGTCATAAAGCACCTCATTACCCTTGCCACCGCCTCGCAGAACGGGCATTCCCTGTTCCTGCCAGTTCTGAATGGTACGGATACTCGCACCGAAAATGTCAGCCAGCTGCTTTTTGTTGACTTCCATTGTTCATTCCACGGACAAAAACAGAGAAAGGAAACGACAGAGGCCAAAAAGCTCGCTTTCAGCACCTGTCGTTTCCTTTCTTTTCAGAGGGTATTTTAAATAAAAACATTAAGTTATGACGAAGAAGAACGGAAACGCCTTAAACCGGAAATTTTTCATAAATAGCGAAAACCCGCGAGGTCGCCGCCCCGTAACCTGTCGGATCGCCGGAAAGGACCCGCAAAATGATAATAATTATCATCTGCATGTCACAACGTGCATCTACGCCATCAAACCACGTCAAATAATCAATTATGACGCAGGTATCATATTAATTGATCTGCATCAACTTAACGTAAAAACAACTTCAGACAATACAAATCAGCGACACTAAATACGGGACAACCTCATGTCAACGAAGAACAGAACCCGCAGAACAACAATCCGCAACATCCGCTTTCCTAACCAAATGATTGAACAAATTAACATCGCTCTTGATCAAAAAGGGTCCGGGAATTTCTCAGCCTGGGTCATTGAAGCCTGCCGCCGGAGACTGTGCTCAGAAAAAAGAGTTTCTCCTGAAGCAAACAAAGAAAAGAGTGACATTACTGAATTGCTCAGAAAACAGATCAGACCAGATTGAAGCAATTTAGATAATCGTGCAGACTACGCCCCTCATATCACATGGAAGGTACTACAATGGCTCAGGTTGCCATTTTTAAACAAATATTCGATAAAGTGCGAAATAATTTAAACTATCACTGGTTTTATTCTGAACTAAAACGTCACAATGTCTCACATTACATTTACTATTTAGCTACAGAGAATATTCATCTTGTTCTTGAAAACGATAATACGGTTTTAATAAAAGGACAGGGTAAGGTTGTAAATGTAAGATTTTCAAAAAATAAATGCCTTATAGAAGCCACCTTAAAAGGATTCAAATCAGGAGAGTTATCATTTTACGAATACAGGAAAAATCTTGCTACAGCAGGGGTTTTCAGATGGATTACAAATATCCACGAAAACAAAAGGTATTACTATACCTTTGATAATTCATTACTCTTTACTGAGAACATTCAGAACACTACACAAATATTTCCGCACTAAATCATAACGTCCGGTTTCTTCCGTGCCAGAACCGGACTCGCTGGCATGATGAAATATGTGTACCCGGTAACCCCGGTGTGCATCGTTTTTGATTATTCCCGCACACTCGCGCAGAAGGAGTTCCCCGTCGGGCTACGGTCTCTGTTAATACGGGAATACGGCGACGATACAGCGCATGATGTGTCAGGCTTGAATGCCTTTATCCGTTAAAAGGGATATCAGTTAAGTTATCCCGTGCAGGGTATAAGCCATTATCAAGCCCACCCGTAGATGGGCTTTGTAATGGATAGCCGTTGCTCAGTTCTAGTAATGCTTTGATTTTTTCGATAACGCAGTTTTGCGTTTGCCATCAGCACGCGATATCGAGAGTCAACTGCAGTTGCTCGCGCCAGTACTCAACATTTGCTTCAATAACCGGCTTATCCCATCGCCAGCGAGCCATCTCTCTTGCCCCATTGCTGGCTTTTGATTTCCGGTCATCGCGAATGCGACATGCTTGCTCATATTTCTGCTGCTCAGTCAGTTCACCGCGAAGCAGACTATCAATGTGCAGGTCGCACCACACAGCAAAACGAGCATCACACCAACGGGCAAATGCAACTGAAAGTTTTGGATGTAGCCACGTACCACCACCCCTGTCCTTTCGTGCCTTGCTGGTTTTTACATACCTCGATTGTGAGGGATGTAAAATTTGAGATTCTTTCCCGGTCAACGCTTCGTCTAAAGCACGAACGTATTCAAGCGTTTCTGCCAAACGCATCCAGTTATCAATGCGTTTCCCAAATCTCTCAGCAACACCTGTGACGTTGATCCAACCATCAGTGTTGAAACTGACAATTTCACCTTTGTAATTAAGTGGCACGATATTCATAACGTTTACCTACCATTTGAAATGAACCTTTGCCGCACAGGAAACCAGCCCACCGAGGCTCGCCAGCACTAACTGGTATCCTCAAAGGCCCATTCCAAAGGGGCAGGTTCGGTGTAAAAAAAACATGCGTTGCGGTACGCATTTATTGCAAAAAAGCCCCGCATCGCGAGGCTCATTAAATGGACTTTGTGATTTGCAAAAAAATTATTTCAGACATTGCGTCCTGATGTACTCCTGCAGGTAGTTAACCTGCGCGGTTATCCTGTCGATTCCACTTCGGAGACGGTAATAATTGAGTTCAGCATCTGCTGTAAGTCTTGGGCTTTCTCCATCGCCCATGCTGCTGGCTCCGGTCTTTGACTTTGCACAGGAGGCGGCGACTTGCAGCCGCTTACGCCCAGCAGAAACATCATCACGGAGACTTTCGATAGTCGCGTTAGCATCAGCAAGCTCCTTTGTATATCTGGCATCGAGTTCTGCTACGTCACGTTGACGCTTCTGCATGTCAGCGATGATGGATGTGGCTTTGTCGCGCTGTTCTTTGTAGGTCATGGCGTTATCACGGTAATGATTAACAGCCCATGACAGGCAGACGATGATGCAGATAACCAGAGCGGAGATAATCGCGGTTACTCTGTTCATTGCTGACCCCACAAACAGATTTCACGCTCAATCTCACGACGAGTCATGAGACCTTTCCATTGCTTACCGCCAGCATATGTCCAGCGACGTAGCTGATCACATGCGCCTTTGATATCGCCCTGGTTTATTTTGCGAAGAAGCGTCGATGTTCTGAAATTGCCAGCACCCACGTTGTAAACGAATGAGTAAAGAGCGCCGCGCATTGTTTCCGGTATATCGACTTTGATGTACGGGTTAATTTGTCTGGCGACCGTGGCAAGGTCTTTATTCAGGAGGGCTTTGCATTCTGCTTTGGTATACGTTTTACCGAGCATGATGTCTTTTCCTGTATGCCCGTGACATACAGTCCATACACCAACAATATCTTTGTATGGTATGTAGCTGACACCTTCCAGACCATCGTTACCACTTGGGCCAGTAATTAACACTGATGCTATAGCAATTGCTCCGCCACCAATAGCAGCAGCAACGGCTTTTCGTAATGATGGAGGCATTATTCACCTCTCGCAGCCTTGCGCTTATCTTCTTTAATCTTGAAATAAAGGTTTGTCAGGTACGTCAGCAGGCCAAATACCAGGCTACCCAGCACACCTATTGCTGCCCACTGTGAGGGCGTGACTTTATCGAGCAGCTGTAAAAACCAGTAACCGGCACTACCTGCTGAGGTGCCATAGGCGACACCCGTTGTTAACTTATCCATGGATTTCATAACCCCACCTCGCAGACAAAGCGGGTGTAAATTGAGGGAATACAACGTATCGCAAAAAAGCAGAAACGTAACAGACTCGGAGTCAGTGAATAACTCAGGTATTGAGTTATCAGCTAATATCGAGACTCAAAAAATGGAAAAACCAGCTCGACGGCGGGTTTAAGCTGTGTGACGAAGTAACCACTCTTAACAGCATAACCAATTTTTTACGTACGTAAACCACTGAATGATATTTATGAGAATGCTACCGAGTGTTCAAAACACCACCACAAATACATAAGAAAACCTCAACAAATAACCAATAAATAATTTCAGAGGTTATTTTTAGTTGATTTAAATTAAACTGCCGAATTATAGAACCCCCATAAATAACAGCCATTAATATAAATTAGCTAATAGGTTTATTTTTGTTCAAATAAGAGCCATAAATAGGTTTCGATAGAAAAAGTTCAGATAAAAATAGAGATCTACTTCACAAATTAAATGAGAAACTAAAACTTACATCTTGAAATAATCACATTGATTAGATGAATATTTATCGCGCAGTGACATCATTTTTTAATAATAGTTCAAAAAAAAGGGCTCACGATGAAAAAATTAACAGTGGCAATTTCTGCTGTAGCTGCATCAGTACTGATGGCGATGTCTGCTCAGGCAGCTGAAATTTATAATAAAGACAGTAACAAGCTGGATCTGTACGGGAAAGTTAATGCTAAGCACTACTTCTCCTCTAATGATGCAGATGATGGTGATACTACTTATGCCCGTCTTGGCTTCAAAGGTGAAACCCAAATCAACGATCAACTGACTGGTTTCGGTCAGTGGGAATATGAATTCAAAGGCAACCGCGCTGAATCTCAAGGTTCCTCCAAAGACAAAACCCGTCTTGCATTTGCAGGCCTGAAATTCGGTGACTACGGCTCAATCGATTACGGCCGTAACTACGGTGTAGCATACGACATCGGTGCGTGGACTGACGTTCTGCCAGAATTCGGTGGCGATACCTGGACCCAAACAGATGTATTCATGACTGGTCGCACCACAGGTGTTGCAACTTATCGTAACAACGACTTCTTTGGTCTGGTTGATGGCCTGAACTTTGCAGCTCAGTATCAGGGCAAAAATGACCGAAATGAAGTAACTGAAGCTAATGGCGATGGTTTCGGTTTCTCAACTACTTATGAGTATGAAGGATTCGGCGTGGGTGCAACCTATGCTAAATCTGATCGCACTAATAATCAGGTTATCTACGGTAACAACGGTCTGAATGCTTCTGGTCAAAATGCTGAAGTATGGGCAGCTGGTCTGAAATATGATGCGAACAACATCTATCTGGCCACCACCTATTCTGAAACCCAGAACATGACTGTTTTTGGTAATAACCATATTGCCAACAAAGCACAAAACTTCGAAGCTGTTGCACAATATCAGTTCGACTTCGGCCTGCGTCCATCCGTTGCTTACCTGCATTCTAAAGGAAAAGACTTGGGTGTTTGGGGTGATCAGGACCTGGTTGAATATGTTGATGTAGGTGCAACCTATTACTTCAACAAAGATATGTCCACTTTTGTTGACTACAAAATCAACCTGATTGATAAGAGCGATTTCACGAAAGCATCTGGCGTTGCTACCGATGATATCGTTGCTGTAGGTATGGTTTACCAGTTCTAATTTGATTACTAAAAGATATGTTGTGGGAGGCTTTGCCTCCCCAACATATAAGTGGCTCCCTCAAGCCACTTCCTTTAGAAGCACAACCTTGCTTCTAACTATACAAACCTTCTGTTATATATTACCCTTTATTTTTGGGGGCGTTTCAACGCCCCATTTTTAATAACTTTTAGTAAATAATTGGCGTATTAATTAGAGTTATTAACAACGATATCCATCTCTAACCGGATATCTAATGCCATTAACATCCCTTCAATTATGCCCTCAGCCTTCTGTAACCTTTTCCCGATATAACCATCAGAGCAGCAATGCTTACCTGCCAGTGACATGAATGTCATACCGACTACATAATAATCTACTAATAAATCGTGCAAATCGCTGTTGTTCTTTTTCAGACGGGCCATGCACCCGCAAATGATCATCGCGTCATCGTCACAACATTGCGGGCGAGATTTTACTTTTGAAGTAATTAATCCCTTAAAACCGGCGGCAATGGACGACCAGGTCACATCTTCATGATTATTAGCCGCCCACGCTCCCCAACGCTCAAGAACCATCTGAATATCACGCATCAACTTACTCCACAAAAATCAGACCAGAACGCCAATTACAAGCAAAAATCAACAAAACAGTATTAGTTGATTGTTATCTCTGACTTCATACTCCTGCTCCTGTCAGGGTTTTGGCGTAATTCTTCAGTATTCGGTAATCGGTCAAAACAGAACCGGGGAAACGATATAAGCGCAGATGCCCCCAGCGGTGGCGAAGAAGTTCTGCCATATAAAACTCAAACATCATTCATTCCCCATTTCGGTGATGGTCAGTTCCAGCCTCCCACCTTTGGTAACAGGCATCTTCACAACGCGGTAATCAACGACCTGAGCATCATCCAGCCAGAAACCTGCTTTGGTGAGTGCGTCAAAAGCGGCTTTTTGCAGATTATCCAGGTCACGGCGACGGCGATCCGGCATGTGGCACTCAATACGGATTTTCACTGGCATAGCCAGGCCGATATCCAGCATTGCGTTTTTAATGATTCGGGTGACGTTATCGCGGTATGCCTGCCCTTCTGCGCTGATGTGCGTGCGCCCGCGATTATGCCGGTAGTAGCGGTTATTGCTCGGAGGCCAGGGTAATGTGATGCTGTAGGTATTCACGCCTTAATAACCCCCTCTTTCAGCCAGATAACCTGTGTTCTCGCCATACCTTCCAGCGCGCATTCTTTTGCATATGCAGCATCGACTTGCTTGGCATGCCCTTTACCGGCAATCTTCTGTATGCGCTAAACCTAGATAGAATCCACTCTGTGCACATTGAAGCCCGCTCTATGCTTCCTTTCAGGTATTGAAGGGATTGAGATGGGCTAAGCATTATTGGCCTCCTGCATCAGGAGAAAGACAATCATGGCGGCGCGGAGAGGTCTGGTATCAAATATTGGGCTTACGCCTTTTGCATCCACACACCATTCAGTTAACTGGTCTAAGATAGAAATCCTGTATTTCTCAATAATCGGCCATGAAGCGCTCGGATCATTGCAGTAGTCAGGCAAATGATTTAATGGCTCAAAAGTTGTATCAGCATTTCCGTAATACCATTTGTTGGTGTTATTCCCTGATGTTTCCGGTTTACTTGCCCAAAGGCCTTTAAAAATTATGTCTCCTACCATTCTGTTAATTTCAAAATCACTTAACTGTGAATAATCCATTGTCATTTCCTCGCACGATATCTTAGCCACCGGATATCCCACAGGTGAGCTGTGTAATTGAAGGTTTTTACGTCAGATTCTTTTGGGATTGGCTTGCGTTTATTTCTGGAGCGTTTCGTTGGAAGGTATTTGCAGTTTTCGCAGATGATGTCGGTGAAACTTCGTCGCTGTCGCCTCATGCCGCCCTCCTGACGCCCTGCCCGATCGCCATCAATGCCGCTTTGGATACGGTAGTAAACATCCGTCGAGGACTGATGAACGGTCGCCAAATCAGCAGCATGGAGCCTTTGCTGTTTCCCTTCTTCTCCAGCCCTGTCGATGGTTCGATAAAATTAATCCGTCCATCAGTGATAATGCGAACTTCGTCGACACTCTCCAGAGCCTTGCTGAACCATCCGACTGACATATCCTCTGGCACAAGCATAACTACCGTCTGTCGCTGTTGTATGCACTGCTCAGCGGCTTTTTCCACCCACGGCCTGATATTGCTGTACGGTGGGTTATTCCAGATTGCACCGTGGCTTACCCACTCAGAATTGAGCGCGTCGTCGGCCTCAGTTAGCCAGTGAGCACACAGAGCATTTTTGTCGCTCGCTGCCGAATCCAGCCAGAATCCAAACTCAATATCCAGTGCATCAAAAAGCCAAAGCGGCGTTTGCCAGCAGTCCTTGTAAGCGTCAACGGAGCACCGTATTGACGCTTATTTATTGGTGAGTACTACGTTCCATGGCAGGAGTTCGTCAACACGGTTGGAGGGCCATTCCGGCAGTACGCTCAGAATATGGCGCAGATACGCTTCCGGATCGATACCGTTCAGACGGCAGGTGCCGATCAGCCCGTACAGCAGTGCTCCACGCTCGCCGCCGTGATCGCTACCGAAGAACACGTAATTTTTCTTTCCGAGACAGACTGCACGAAGCGCTCTTTCCGCTGTGTTATTGTCCACCTCCGCCAGACCGTCATCACTGTAATAACAGAGGGCGTCCCACTGATTCAGTACATAGCTGAACGCTTCGCCCAGTCTGGATTTTTTCGACAGCGTGCCATTCTTCTCCACCATCCATTCATGCAGCGACGTCAGTAACGCTTTGCTTCGCTGCTGCCTGGCTGCAAGACGTTCTGACTCTGGTAATCCCCGTATTTCATCCTCGATGGCGTACAGTTCACTGATTCGCTTCAGGGCTTCTTCTGCCGTCGCACTTTTGCTGCTGATGTATACATCGTGGATTTTTCTCCGGGCATGAGCCCAGCACGCAACTTCTGTCAGCGCACTACCTTCACGTTCTGCACTGAACAGCCTGTCATAACCTGTGAACGCATCCGCCTGCAGGATACCCCGGAAGGGGCGGAGGTGTTGCTCCGGGTGTTTCCCCTGCCGGTTCGATGAGTACGCGAACCAGACCGCCGGAGGAGATGACGAACCCGCATTGCGATCATCCCGGACATACGTCCAGATGCGCCCTGTTTTCGTCTTTTTCAGGCCCGGTGCCAGTACCTTTACCGGTGTGTCGTCAGTGTGAAGCTTGCGGGTATTCATCACATAACGGTACAGGGCATCATTCAGCGGCGTCATTAACTGGCAGCACGCGTCAACCCAGTTGGAGAGTAATGCACGGCTCAGTTCGACACCCTGTCGGGCAAAGATTTCACTCTGACGATACAGTGGCAGGTGTTCGCAGTATTTTCCCGTTAACACGCGGGCAAGTAATCCGGGGCCCGCGATACCACGCTCTATCGGGCGGGACGGCGCCGGTGCTTCAACGATGCAGTCACATTTTGTACAGGCTTTTTTACCCGTTCTGTGCGGATCACTTTCAGGGCGCTGCTCACCAGTTCCAGTTGTTCTGCGCTGACTTCCCCCAGATAATCCAGCTCACCGCCACACTCCGGGCAACAGCTTTCTTCAGGCTCCAGGCGGTATATTTCACGGGGGAGATGTGCCGGTAACGGACGACGATGGCGCGACTGTCGCAACTGGCGGGGAACCAGCGGGTCATCCTCACGCCCACTGTAACGATCGCTTTCCTGCTCGCGTTGTTTCAGCAGGGCTTCAGCCTGTTCAACCTCACGACGCAGTTTTTCAGAACGGGTTCCAAACAGCATCCGGCGCAGTTTTTCTATCTGAGCCCGCAGATGCTCTATTTCTCGCTCATCTTCTTCGATCTTTTCTTCGGCACGTGCCAGTGCAGAGCGCAGGAAGGCCTCCGTCTCTTCAACCAGACTCAGTTGCTGGTCTTTCTGACGGAGGGCTTCAGCCTGCTCAGAGAGCAGCCTTTCCAGCTCAGCGATGCGAATGAGGTATTTCTGACTCATGGCCGTTTTTATAATCCGGCCCGGCGTTTTTTACAACATTGTCAGTGCGTTAAGGCGGGATGTTTTTGGCTGACGCCAGTCCAGCTTATCGAGGAGCATTGCCAGTTGCGAGCGGGTAATGGATATCTTACCGTCACGCACCGCAGGCCAGATAAACTGACCTTCCTCAAGGCGTTTGGTGAACAGGCACAGACCATCAGCATCAGCCCACAGGATTTTAATCGTGTCTCCCCGTCGGCCACGGAAGATAAACAGGTGACCGGAGAAGGGGTTATCATCCAGCACATGCTGTATCTGCTCCCCCAGACCGTTGAAGGATTTACGCATATCAGTAACGCCGGCAACGAGCCAGATACGGGTACCTGATGGGAGTGAAATCATCATCCCCTCCCGGTCAGCTCACGGATCAACACCGTGAGCAGCTCTGGTGAAGGATTTTCCAGCATCATTTTACCGTAATGGAATTCCACATGGCAGGAAGCTGCGCAAGCAACTGATAATGCCTCCGGAGCAGGAGCATCTGTAGCACAGCGCGGGGTGTCGATAAGTTCCACTGGAACCAGAGTCGGAGAGGCCGGAAAAGATTGTGATACTGTAGGGCCTACAATAGTTGGAGGCATTCTACGAGAAATACGTCCTTCTCTTTGCCAGAGGCGTAGCCATTTAAAAATCAGGTTGTTATCAACGCCATGTTCCCGGGCCAGTTGTGCAACATTGGCATTTGGTTTCGAAGCCAGTTCAACCATATGAAGTTTAAATTCATTAGAAAATATCCGGCGGGTTCCGGAGCGCCAGTCTGTAGGTTTATCCATCAATAGAACTCCGTCTAATTTAGAAGGAGCTCTAATTTAGTCTGCAAGGAGCAGGTGTTACAGACGGCATTGGCTTTACGCTTACATTTGCTGTACCGCGTGAATAGCGTTTTGCTGATGTGCTGGAGATCGAATTTCAAAGGTTAGTTTTTTCATGACTTCCCTCTCCCCCAAATAAAAAGGCCTGCGATTACCAGCAGGCCTGTTATTAGCTCAGTGATGTAGATGGTCATCTTTTAACTCCATATACTGCCAATACCCGTTTCATCGCGGCACTCTGGCGACACTCCTTAAAAATCAGGTTCGTGCTCATCTTTCCTTCCCGTTCTTCCTTGGTAGCAAACCGGTAATACACCGTTCGCCAGACCTTACCTTCGATAACCAGAAGACCTGCCCGTGCCATTTTAGCCGCGGCCTGATTTATGCTGGTTACTGTTGCGCCTGTTAGCGCGGCAACGTCCGGCGCACAGAAGCTATTATGCGTCCCCAGGTAATGAATAATTGCCTCTTTGCCCGTCATACACTTGCTCCTTTCAGTCCGAACTTAGCTTTGATTTCTGCGATCTTCGCCAGAGCCTGTGCACGATTTAGAGGTCTACCGCCCATGACAGGAAGTTGTTTTACTGGTTCAGGGATCGCCTCACCACGGTTAATTCTCGCAGTCATATGGACAAGCTCATCTGCGGCCTTACGGCGTAATTCCGCATCAGTAAGCGCATTGGCCCGCATGTTCTGATACAGGTTGGTAACCAGCCAGTAGTGCGCGTTTGATTTCCACGGATAAGACTCCGCATCCGGATACAGGCCTCGCTTCCGGCAATACTCGTAAACCATATCAACCAGCTCGCTGACGTTTGGCAGTCCGGCGGTAACGGATGCTTCTTCCCGGCACCATGCAACAAACTGCCCGGGTGATGGCAGAAATGGTCGATTCTGCCGACGGGCTACGCGCATTCCTGCGTTAACCTGTTCCATCGTGGTGATCCCGTTTTCCCGAAAAGCCAGAACCCACTGGCGACGGATTTCGTTCACTTCGTTCTGGTCACGGTTAGCCAGGCTCGCCGGGAAAGTTGCCAGTAACTGGCTGAACACACCGTTGATGATCTGCGCTACCTGCTGTACCTGCGGCTTTTCGTCGTACTGTTCCGGCATGTTGTTGGCGATCCGACGCATCTGCTCACGGTCAAAGTTAACCATCTGTGCGGCGATGTTTTTCATAGATCCACCCCGTAAATCCAGTCTGTGTTTGTCAGGTCGAGTTTTGGTTTGCTGGCTGTCACGCCTGCCTGTTGCTTGTTACGGTTGATTTCGAGTTGGGTCCACTTATCGCGGAGTTTGGCCGGGCTCAGCACGTTACCGGACCAGAAGTTGTCCTGGCATGCCCAGCGGAACAGCACGCACATGTCGCGGTGGTTACGTCCGTCACGTTCACGCATCAGGCGGATATCGTTAGCCCACCCAGCAAAATTCGGTTTTCTGGCTGATGGTGCGATAGTCTTCACCATGTCAAACATCCACTCTGCGGCGGTCAGGCCTTCTGCTGTCCCCCACTTGCTGCCGCTCTGAATTGCAGCATCCGGTTTCACCACAGAAAGGTCGTTTTCTGGCTGGTCAGAGGATTCGCCAGAATTCTCTGACGAATAATCTTTTCTTTTTTCTTTTGTAATAGTGTCTTTTGTGTCCCCCTGTTTTGAGGGATAGCAATCCCCCAATTTGAGGGATGTTTTATCCCTCGTTTTAGGGGATTTTCCCTCGTTTTGAGGGATGCACCATTCTGAGATGTTTTTATTTGGTCCAAACATGCCGCCTTGCTGCTTGATAATATTCATTCTGACGAGTTCTAACTTGGCTTCATTGCACCGTTTGACGGGTAACTTTGTAATCTCGCTAAGTTGAGAATCGGTGATTCTGTCCATTGGTTTATTCCACCCATAGGTTTTACGCAGAATGGCAAGCAGCACTTTAAACTGTCGCTTGGTCAGATCTGCGCCCGAATAAGCCTCAAGCAGCATATTTGATAGTCTGGCGTAACCATCATCGAGATCTGCCACATTACGCTCCTGTCCGGCAAAGTTACCTCTGCCGAAGTTGAGTATTTTTGCTGTATTTGTCATAATGACTCCTGTTGATAGATCCAGTAATGACCTCAGAACTCCATCTGGATTTGTTCAGAACGCTCGGTTGCCGCCGGGCGTTTTTTATTGGTGAGAATCGCAGCAACTTGTCGCGCCAATCGAGCCATGTCGTCGTCAACGACCCCCCATTCAAGAACAGCAAGCAGCATTGAGAACTTTGGAATCCAGTCCCTCTTCCACCTGCTGATCTGCGACTTATCAACTCCCACAGCTTCCGCTGTCTTCTCAGTTCCAAGCATTGCGATTTTGTTAAGCAACGCACTCTCGATTCGTAGTGCCTCGTTGCGTTTGTTTGCACGAACCATATGTAAGTATTTCCTTAGATAACAATTGATTGAATGTATGAAAATAAATGCATACACCATAGGTGTGGTTTAATTGGATGCCCTTTTTCAGGGCTGTGATGTGTAAGAGCGGTGTTATTTATGCTGTTGTTTTTTTGTTACTCGGGAAGGGCTTTACCTCTTCCGCATAAACGCTTCCATCTGCGTTTATAGTTAAAAAAATCTTTCGGCCTGCATGAATGGCCTTGTTAATCGCGCTTTGATATACGCCGAGATCTTTAGCCGTCTTGGTTTGCCCAAAGCGCATTGCATAATCTTTCAGGGTTATGCGTTGTTCCATAGAACCTCCTTAGTACATGCAATTATTATCACCGCTAGAGGTAAAACAGTCAACACGCACGGTGTTAGATATTTATCCCTTGCGGTGATAGATTTAATGTATGAGCGCAAAAAAGAAACCGTTAACACAAGAGCAGCTTGAGGACGCACGTCGCCTTAAAGCTATTTATGAAAAAAAGAAAAATGAACTTGGCTTATCTCAGGAATCTGTCGCAGACAAGATGGGGATGGGGCAGTCAGGCGTTGGTGCTTTATTTAATGGTATCAATGCATTAAATGCTTATAACGCCGCATTGCTTGCAAAAATTCTCAACGTTAGCGTTGAAGAATTTAGCCCTTCAATCGCCAGAGAAATCTACGAGATGTATGAAGCGGTTAGTATGCAGCCGTCACTTAGAAGTGAGTATGAGTACCCTGTTTTTTCTCATGTTCAGGCCGGGATGTTCTCGCCTGAGCTTAGAACCTTTACCAAAAGTGATGCGGAGAAATGGGTAAGCACAACTAAAAAAGCCAGTGGCTCTGCATTCTGGCTTGAGGTTGAAGGTAATTCCATGACCGCACCAACAGGCTACAAGCCAAGCTTTCCTGACGGGATGTTAATTCTTGTTGACCCTGAGCAGACTGTCGAGCCTGGTGATTTCTGCATAGCCAGACTTGGTGGTGACGAGTTTACCTTCAAGAAACTGATCAGGGATAGCGGTCAGGTGTTCCTACAACCACTAAACCCGCAATATCCAATGATCCCATGCAATGAGAGTTGCTCCGTTGTGGGGAAAGTTATCGCTAGTCAGTGGCCTGAAGAGACGTTTGGTTAACACAATAACATTGAGAAAAGATATGGACAATCAAATTGATATCTCATCATTAAGCGACGTTTCAGAGTTTTTAGAAAGAGTTCAGAAAGGTCAGCAAATATCTATCAATGACATTAAAATTGATTTTGTTAACCACGTAAGTTTCAAGATTTATGGTGATCCAGACCGGTATAATGGGACGATACCGTCCTCTTTAGCTCAAGGTATGTGCGAGTTTCAGACCGAACTTTATAAAGCGTTTATGCTTGTAAGGCGAGGAACGGATAATCTCAAGCATTTGAAAGACAGTGATAGAAAAGAGCTTGAGATAATTTTTAAAGTTGAGCCTGGCTGTACTGACCTACTTGTTGCTATAAAGGATGTAATTGATTCATTTGGTGTTGCATTTGAGAGGTCAACACAAGGTATGACTGGAACAGAGAAAGCTATATGTCTCGTTCTCATATCGCTGATCCTTACTGGGGCTTGGCTGATAAAGTCGAGACAAAAAGATCGCCATATAGAAAAAATGAAGCAACTTGAGATTGATGAAGGCCTCAACGACACCAACAGCCAAACTGAGCAAATGAGACTGCTTAAAGATGGCATGGTTGAAGTTCTTTCTGCTCATACTGCCACAGCAGCTGCGAGGGAGATTTCAGAGGGAATTCAATCCCATACTTCAAATGCTGTGGTTGGGGTGTTGAAAGGCGTCTCAGATGCTGACAGAGTAGAGTTTAATGGTATGGCAAAGATCGAATTAGATAAGCGTGATATTGCCGAAATGATAAGAAACCCACGTGAGAAACTTTCCAACAAAGAACTTACAGAAGAAGTTGAAATTGAAGGCATTAAAAAATCAGATGGAAAGCTGACAGTAACTTGCAAAAAGGTTGGCACTGATTATACCTTCCCTGCTTATGTTGTTACTGATTTTATAGATAAAGACGAAACAGACCTTCTTTATGAAAGCATGAAACTTTCTGATTCAATTTCTCTTTTTGGTGACTATAAAGTCAGAAGTGGGATAATTGAATCAGCAATGATATCTCGTATCTCAACTCCCATTAAAGGGTGTTAAGAGCATCAACCCGCCCTAAAAGCCCGGCCTCAGCGCCGGGTTTTCTTTGCCTCACGATCGCCCCACCTAAAAACACATAACCAATTGTATTTATTGGAAAATAAATAGATACAACTCACTAGTAAGCGACTCGTCAGAACCGTATTGATATTTACTGAGAGCTCAGATCAACTTTCCAGGGCAACAGATCGCGTACCCGGTTTGCCGGCCAGTCCTGGATATGTTCAATGACGTAACGCAGCCACTTTTCTGGCTCCACATTGTTCAGACGGCATGTGCCGATCAACGAGTACAACACCGCCGCATGTTCACCACCGCTGTCGGAACCCGCGAACATCCAGTTTTTCCGGCCTACGGCCACTCCCCGTAAGGCGTTCTCTGCGATGTTGTTGTCGATTTCCACCCAGCCATTACTGCAGTACACGTTCAGTGCATCCCACTGTTTCAGCAGGTATGCGAACGCTTTTGCCGTATCTGAGTGACGCGACAGTGTTTTCATCTGTTGCTGTATCCAGTCATACAGTGACTGCATCAGTGGCGCGGCTCTGGCTTTTCTTGCCGCCAGACGCTGTTCTGCTGAACAGCCCCGGACCTCTGCCTCGATGGCATACAGTTCACCGATACGCTGCAGGGCTTCCGTGGTGATGTAGGTGGGCGCTCTTGCATGCACATCGTGGATTTTTCTCCGGGCATGAGCCATACACGCGGCTTCCGTTATTCTGCCGGATTCGTATAACGCCCGGTAACCACCGTAAGCATCGGCCTGAAGCACACCGCTGTAACCGGCCAGGTGATTTTGTGGATGGATACCTTTCCGGTCCGGACTGTACGCGAACCAGACCGCCGGGGGCATCTGTGAACCGGCGTTACGGTCATCACGGACGTAGACCCACAGCCGGGCTGTCCGGGTTTTACCGCTGCCCGGCTCCTGGACCGGGACGGGGATATCATCAGCATGGACTTTACCGGGCATCAGCACATACTGGCGCAGGACGTCATACAGCGGCTCCAGCAGTTCAGCAACAGCACCTGTCCAGCGCCCCAGTGTGGCACGGCTCAGCTCCACTCCCTGACGACGGTATATTTCTGACTGGCGGTATAACGGCAGATGGTCTGCATATTTCCCGGTGACAACATGGGCCAGAAGCCCCGCTCCGGCATAACTGCGTGCAATGGGTTTTGAAGGTACTGGTGCCTGCACGATATGGTCGCACCGGCAACAGGCCTGTTTCGGACGTTGTGTTTCGATAACCTTAAAGGCGCTGCTGATAAGCTCCAGTTGCTCTGACACATCACATCCCAGAGAACTGAGTTCACCACCACAGGCAGGACAGCATTCCTCTTCCGGCCGGATAACCCGGGTTTCACGGGGAAGTGAGGCCGGTAACGGTTTACGGGCTGAAGACTGGCGCAGGGCGGATGGCAGTACCGGGTCATATTGCTCACCCAGCGTTTCCGCCATTTCTTCCTGAAGTGCGCTGATTCGCTCCTGTGCTTCCTGTATCTGCCGTTCGGTTTTTGCACGAAGTTTTTCTGAGCTTTTACCGAACTGCATACGTTGCAGTTTCGCAACCAGCGCCTTCAGCCGGTTGATTTCGGAAGCATAAGCCGCCACCCGCTGTGAGAGCAGGCGGTTGTATTCAGCCATCTGGCGGATGGTGTCCTGTTGCGTCTGCAACAGTGCCCGCAGGCGGGCGTTCTCATGAGCAAGTGAGGTGTCCATATCCTCACTTTACAACGGGTTATATGCGGATTCCAGCGCGTTCCGTTCGTTTCGGGTGCTTCCAGTTGATACCTTCAAGAAGCATGGATAACTGAGCCGGAGTAAGGTGCACCTTGCCGTCACGGGTGACTGGCCAGACGAAGCGGCCCCGCTCCAGGCGTTTGGTGAAGAGGCACAGTCCGTCACTGTCAGCCCACAACACTTTTATCTGGTCACCCCGGCGTCCGCGGAAGATGAACAGGTGTCCGGAGAACGGGTCATCCTTCAGGACGTTCTGAACTTTTGATGCCAGGCCGTTAAAGCCATTTCGCATATCGGTGATACCTGCAACCAGCCAGATACGCGAACCTGCAGGGAGAGATATCATCAGTGGCTGCTCCCTTTTATTTCGCGGATAAGTGTCTGTAATAACGCCGGCGTCAGTTTACCTTTAAGCCTGAGAGTTCCGGCCGGCAGAACCAGCTCACAACACAGACTGTCGGACGGTGTATTTATCTGCTCTGGTTCCTGTGCGGGGGCCGGGATTTTATTATCCGGCTCCGGCGTTAACGTCACGGGAAGCAGTGCCGGCATATTTTTTCCGGAAGGCAGCAGGCCACCTTTCCGGTATTGATGGCGCCAGTTGAAGAGCAGGTTATCGTTGATTCCGTTTTCCCGGGCGATCTGCGCCACACAGGCTCCGGGCTGCAGTGACTGCTCCACTAAGGCGATTTTAAACTCATAAGGGAAGTTGGGCCGCCGGGGACGTTTTTTTACCACGGGGGCTTCGGATATAACGGTGCTTTCAGGACGTACGACTGGTACCGTGGAAAATTGTCCGTAAAGGCAGGCATCAAGTTCCTGCTCCGACATGCCTGCGGGCAAAGGCCACGAAAGGCCAGCTCTCCGAAAGCGCACGAACATACTACAAACTGTTGATTTTGGTACACCCAGGCGACGCCCGGCCACAACCCGGGGTAAATGTTCTTCAAAGTGAAGACGTAAAGCTTCAGTGATCCAGGTCCGGTGTTTCATACGATAGTGTCCATTAAAAATGAACTGCGCCCCAAAGTTAGACACCAGACCAAAAACTGAGGATGCATGGAAAAGTTTTCATTGGAGTTCAAAAAGGTAGTATCAGAAAAGTACCTGGAGGGAGAGTTGAGTCTGAAATCTGTAGCAAGGATGTACGGTATCAGTCCCTGCACAGTAAGAAAATGGGCTTATGCCTATCGGGAACATGGGATAAGCATACTTACGGGTAAAAAAGGACGCTATTCTGCTGAGTTAAAACTCACAGTAGTAAAAGAAGTCGTGGATGACTGTTTTTCTGTTCGTGAAGTAGCGGTAAAACACGGAATACCAGCCTTTGGTACTGTATGCAACTGGCTTGAAAAATATAGAAAATATGGCGAAGATGCTTTCATTCGAAAAAATAAAAAGAGTATTCCTGTGCCGGATAAAAGCGCCATTTCAGCACCACCACTACCAACACTAACCAAAGATGAGAGAGAAGAACTTGAACAACTCAGGGTCGAGAATGCCTACTTAAAAAAGCTGAAAGCCTTGGTTCAGCAGAAAACATGCTCAACGTTCAGGAAAAAGTGAGCATTGTGAATGAACTAAGGCAGGAATGGCCATTGTCCCGATTGTTAATTGTTTCCGGGCTGCCCCGGAGTACATTTTACTATCATGTCAGACGGCTTGCTGCTCCTGACCGGTATCAGTCTGCCAGAGCGCTTGTGCTGAAAATTTATCACCAGCACAAAGGCCGCTATGGTTACAGACGCATCAGGCTGGCATGTCGTAACGAGGGGGTTTTATTTAATGGTAAAACCGTCAGAAAACTGATGAAGGAACTGGGTATTAGCAGCCTGATCCGACGTTAAAAAATACCGTTCATATAAAGGAGAACAAGGACGAATTTGCGATAATCTCCTGAAACGCAATTTTGATGCAAAACGCCCCAACGAGAAGTGGGTTACAGATGTCACTGAATTTAAAGTGAATGGCAAGAAGCTGTATTTGTCGCCCGTCATGGATCTTTATAATGGAGAAATAATTTCCTATAACCTCGCCACTCGCCCTCAACCTTCAATGGTGCAGACTATGCTTACGGATGCGCTGAAACAGCTGTCGAAAGATGAACACCCCATACTGCACAGCGATCAAGGTTGGCAATATCAGATGTCCCGGTGGCAACGATGGTTAAAGGATAGCGGTATAGTCCAGAGTAAGTCTCGCCGGGGAAATTGTCTTGATAATGCAGTTATAGAGAGCTTTTTTGGAACATTGAAATCAGAATGTTATTACCTCAATGAATATAAAAATGTGGAGGACTTAAAGCGAGACATCATTGATTACATAAACTATTATAATCAATTGAGGATAAAGGAAAAACTTGGCGGTCTTAGCCCGGTACAATATCGATTGAGTCAGGCTGCATAAGTTGTCCAAGATCTGGGGCGCAGTTCAAAAAT